TACTGCGCCCTCGGTGGTACCAATGGTGTCAGCCACCACAAAAGGCAAATCTTCATCCCACTCGATGTAATACCCTTTATCTCGATAGATATTACACAGCAGGCAAATTAGTATGGAGGTCGAAGCCGGACCGCAAGCCTTGGAGATTCTACGGACTTTAATGTCCGAAAAGAAATCCACATCAAGGGAAAAGTATTCAATACCTTGTTTCGTTGGTCTTGCCATAATAAAACGGGTCTGGGTAATAGTTGCGTTATTATTTATTCCAATGCGTTATTTTATTCCGTCAAATCTACGTTTTCGATCTTCCGATGTCTCAGAATCGCACGGTTGCCGGGAATAATACTTGGTATCAGCACCACAGCATTTTTTCGCTTTCTTTCCAGAGCCACAAGGGCACACTTTATTTCTACCTGTCTTTTGGGCTATTAATCCTGTAAATCCGTCTTTCGGGATTAACACAGAAACCATTCTCTTTTCTTTCATATCTGTTATGTTTTACGCTAATCTTCTTTTTATCAAGTCAATGCAATCATTCAGTGCTTTACTGAATGTCTCATGGGATATCAGCTGTTTTTCAAGTTCTTCTGCATAGGCTTGTCCCCAGCCTTGTAAATTGACACTTGCATCATTATTGTATTCATCTCCTCTATTATCGTAATATACATGAATACTATCAAATACTACTTCGTCACCAAATTCATCTGTATCAATCCGATCTATACCGACAATCTTTTCATACGAGGTATGCGCTCTATGCACATACTTACCGACAAAATGCTGGTATTTAGCTTTTTTACTATCGGCTTTTTCTTTCTTTATACGCTGTATTTCAGCTTCTAATTCCTGTATTCTGTTCATATTTGATCAGTTTTGAGGGTTATTTATCAACTGTTGATTTTACTATTACTTCATCTCTCTGAGATGGGAGAACGATTATATTTCCTTCGTAAGTAGTAATTTTCAGTATCGGGTTAAAATCTGAATCTGTTGTAGCGATAATAGTCATATCTGCAAATTCATACTTGTAATCTTCTTGTAATTCTATCTTATTCATTGTTATAGCTCCTTTCCAAACTGTTTTGAGCCTTTTCAGGCTACATCGTTAATACTAATTTCTCCTTTCAAAACTCGTTCTACCTGTCGGTCTAATATCTCTTGAAACTCTATTTGGCAGATAAGCGAGCAATCCGGTATAATCTCTTCCACTGGATCGCCCCGCCATGTCGGTAGTTCATCCAAGAAGATACGCCCATCTTTATCTTTAAGACAGGTAGCTCCAACATCACGCTCAATCTGCGCCATTTGAGCAAACACTTCCGGGAAATCCTTCCGGATTTTATTCCAGTATCCCATACCACCTTTCACGCAACCGATGCAGTTGTTGTTATTGTAGCCCATCTTGTACATAGCAGGGATTTCAATCCCTGCTTTCCAAAGTATCCCCATGGCATCCGGCTTCGTAATCTGCTTTTCAATAAGCGGGAACAGTGGCTTTGTGTCTGGGTACTGCTGCTTTAATCGGATAGCTCGGTTAATCTCTTTTGGTTCATAATCGAATCCCCAAACTTGACCGTCCCAAGAACCAAGTTCCTTTTCCAACTTGTACCGGACTTTCTTTTTAAGTTCAAGAGTACAAGCAGCACCATGCGCACCATTGATAAAACCTTTCCGTAGGACATCAGCTACGCAAGTGTATTTATCGCTTCGGATAATGTGAATAGGCTGATCGTACCATCTTTCACAATCAGATAGAAAACGAGCGTTATCCGGATGCCCGGAGCCAGTTTCAATATAATAGAACTGCACATCTTCGTATAGACTAAGTGCAATCTTACAAGCGACTGCGGATGTTACACCGCATGAAAACCACGCTATTATCATTTGATTCCTTTCTGTATAAATTTGAATTATTTCTTTATAACCACGGCCATTGTACTTATACTTGTTCCGCTCTCTTTAAACTCACCTGCGCCAATTTCAAACACTTGCCCGTGTACTTCATCAATCCATTGGCGGAAGGCAGCACACTTCTTTTCAGAAGCAAATTTCCAATGTGGACTGGTAATGGCCGCAAGCGTGCCACCTTCTTCGAGCCGTTCATACATAAGCCTTACATGATCTATGTCCTGATTGTTTGCGAATGGAGGATTGGCAATTATCTTGCTATAGCTGCCCACACTATCTTTCGCAAAATCTTCCCCAAGTAGTATCACATTGCCCAGCGAATGCAGAAACTCCCTGTTTTCAGGCATCAGTTCATAACATTCAACCATAACGGAAGGACATGCCCGATGAATAGCCTTGATAAGCGCACCACGACCGGCACTCGGCTCTAACACCGTATCATCTTCATGTATCCCTCCGGCAAGCATTACCAACCAGTCTGCAACACCATCCGGAGTTTCAAAGAACTGATATTCCTGTTGGAGATTACAGCGCTTCCCATCTTTGAGGATAGAGAAGACGCGCTCGGCATTGAACGGGAATGTAAAGCCCTGTACTTTACCACCTTGCCAAGATCCCCCTGCTTCCTCTATCCATTTTTTGGCCTCGGCATAAGATTTCTTATTAAATTGCACTTGTGGAAGCTTGAGGATGTTATTCTCAAGCGTGCAATGCTTCAATATCTCTTCCACACTCCATTTCTTACCTTCATCGGATTGTTTTCCTTTTTTGTCCATGGGAGCATCGGGGGCGAGCAATGATGACACCTTTGATATAACCTTATTGCTCGCGTCCATAAATGCGTTGACGCAGGTAAGCATTTCCATCAGAAAATCGTTATCTACGTGGTCTGTTTCGTCCATAACGGTCAATCCGTCCATCATGTCTTCCAGCCTGTTCAACTGCTCAATGCTACCACGTAACGTTTTTATTAAAGTCTCTTTTTTGTTCGTCATAACTTTTTTGTAAATAAATTCTTGTTGTGTCTACGCTGCCATGACCTAAAAGATCAGCCAGCTGAATCACATCCTTGTTTTTCTTAAGAAACATCTTCGCGAAGAAGTGACGGAAAGCATGGGGGTGCATCTTCTTCTTGTCAATGCCGCAACAACTGCCCCAATCCTTCATACCCTGAGCCAGTCCACGTTGTGTCATGGGGCCAAACCTGCCCACGGCAAAAAGCCCGGTCTTACCGTATTCTTTCGCATAAGCCTTCACTTCTTGCTGTAGCTGTTTTTGAAAGAAAAAGCGACGATACTTGTTACCCTTTCCTTTTAATGTCACTTCCCCGGATATAATGTCTTCCCACGTGAATTGCAGAAACTCCGACAGACGGGCACCGGTTGTACCTAAAACCTTGATAAAATAGTAATAGTCTTTGTTGGATTTAGTCTTCAAGTATTCCAGTAAACGGTTATATTCGTCTTCTGTAGGAACATTATTTGTGTCCAGCTTACGCTTCATCTTGGGACGCTTGAGCTCGACAGGCTTCTTCATCCACTTGGAAAATCTTTCGATGGCCGTAATCCGTAACCGGATAGTAGCGGGAGCGAATTTTTCCTCCTCAAGCATCTTTATGAATCTCTTGCAATTATCCATATTGACCTCATTCGCATATTCGAAGTATTTCTTCATAGAGGTATGGTATAAATCAACCGTATGCGGGGAATAATCATTATTATCAGTCAGCCATACTATAAAATCATTCAACATCTTCTTATTCTTCTCTGAAATGGCGTCAAGTTTCTCCAATGGCTTTACCGTCTTTTCCCTGCGGTCATATCCGATTTTAAGATAAGACAACAAATCGCAAATGGCCGAACACATTAATGGATAACGAGCCATGACATCAGCGTTTTTACGCTTATAACTCAAATATCCACGGCGGTTGACCTCTTCTGTACTATCAAGGAAATCCGCTACATACTTGATATGCTTGCCAATTGTGGCATAATTTCGACCTGTGGTATACAGGTAAGAAATATAATTAGTCAGTATATGCTGTCTGTTATTATCCATCGTTTTTAAGTATTAAATCACACCAGGTAGTATCATTTTCAAAGAACCACTCAAAACCGCCCGCTTTATGCTTGCCCGGCTTTTTATTGCAGATACAGCTGATCAGAGCCGGATTAACACCTGTCGCTTTCCCTGCATCCTGAATGGAAGGGAATACGCCGCATAACTTTCCGTCTTTAATCGCAACTACACTTTTACGATTTAGACCTGCACCTGTTTTATGCCAGGAACCACGTCCTTTCGCTAAATTTTTCAGACTTCTACGTTTGGTCTTTGGGGAATGATACTTCATTGTTTTCCCTTTATTGTGAGGAGCAATACCTTTCAAGAATCTGCCGTTTATGGGATTCCTCGTAGGGCGTTCAACAGGTATATAAAGTTCGCTCATTTCTGTATAGTTATGATTCTGATAAATATCTTATAAGATCATCCTTGTCTCTAAAAAGTTTTTTATCCCATTGTGGATAATTGTTTCTCGGCACACTTAATCCGTCAGAAAGTTTGTATACCATAAAAAAACTGCGATCTGTATAGGATATTTCAATAGTAATTTTGCTTATAGTGGAATGACAGATATTGTCTCCACTTAGATAGCATACACTATCACCTACATTAAACTCTGTATCTATATTCATATCTTATTTTTTCTAATCTAAACTTCGGTCAATAAAGAGCGCGCCAAGAGATAAAATCAAAGTGTCGAATTTTAAAATTATCATATAGAAAGACGCGCTCCTTGCTTTTTATTTCTATTTTTGCCATTGTCGAATTTTAAAAATTATCACCATGAAAAAATTTATTGAAGTTTCAACAGAAAATGGCAAATTTCTTGTGAATGTTAACACTATCAGTTGTCTGTACACTATAAAAGACGGCCGTACGCGCATTACACTCACAGCGCCGTCGTCCAAGGGGGACATCTTTATTAACGCTCAAGAATCTTACGAAGAAGTTAAGGCTTTGATTAAGGCTGCTCTTTAACCCACTTGTAGATCTCGTTGGCGGCATCGATAGCCTCTCCGCGAGATAATTCGTTTGCTGCCAGCGTTATGCACCATTTGCGCAATTTCATATCTTTGCGCTTTCTCAAATACCGGATAATTTTTTTTATCATAATCGTAATTTTAAAATTTAACAAGTTTATTTTCTGAAAAACATATCTCCGCTTATGGATCTGGCGGTATCATCACCCGTTAACCGTATGTACCGGAAGAAGTTATGCTCACTCCGGTGTCCGGTGAGTTTCATGATCTCCAATGTTTTCATGCGGCCGGTCAGATGCATATTCGTGGCAGCCGATCTCCTGGCGGTATGACTGCTGATTAACTCCCATTTCTCTTTAGTTACCGTATGCAGTTTCCCGCCTTGGGTAAATGAATAGGAAACTTTGTCAGTCAAGCCTATTTCACGCATGATCACCTTAAGATATTTGTTGAAGTGCTGGATACATAGCCCTGTCGGAATATCCCCGTCGTACTTCTCAAATATCTCTTTGACATAATCATGTGCAGGAACCTTTACATCCACATTCGTTTTCCTGGTACGCTTGACTATGAAACATCCTTGCAGGTTGTCTTGGGTCAATGTCGAGTAATCCGAATACCTCAGAGCGGTCAGACAACCGATGACAAACAAGTCCCGGATTCGCTCCTTGGCTTTGCGCTTGTCCTGTTTGGCGAACTTGTAATAGTAGATACGGGTGATCTCGTTCATACTTAAAAAAATCGCATTCGTTGGCTCTTCTTTCATGTCAATTTCATCATAAGTGGTATCCACGGCGTAGTTATATTGCGATGCCCGCCGGATAAGCGACTGGAGCTTCTGGATATATCCTACAATCGTATTATGTCGTAGCCCGCAATTCTCAAGATAGATTATGAAGTCATCCAGAAACTCGGCTGTAACCGAATTGGTGAAAATATCACAGTCGTATTCTCTCGAGAAATTGTCTACGTGCTTTATGATGGCATCATAGACTGCGGCATAGTGTGCAGACTTTCGTCTGGAACGCTTTTCAAGCATTTCCTGGGCAAACGAGGTAAAATGGATGCCTTCCAGTGGTTTGCTCTGGCGAAAATGGTTGATATAGTCCTTTCTGGGTTTAACCTCGCAAGCAGGACTGACAAGGGTAAGCATGACTCGAGGCGTTTTATGCTGTTGAACCGTATGGGTACACATCCACAATAGCCGTTTCCGTAACCGCTCCTATCTGATAATCGGCCATAGTGCCTTTCATTCCCTCGTCCAGCTTCCTCACGGCGTCACGCAGGTCGGCGGCCTGTACCAGCACAAAGGAGGCGGTTTTCTTCTCGGCGCCGCTCTTTTCGTCCAGGGTGATAAAAAAGAGCCTGCATTTAAACCAGCGGTCCGCCGCTTCTTCATCACTGACAAAAAGTTCGCTGTAATTGGCGCGTTTAATGTCCGATACCGTAAACTCTCCTGTTATAAACGGGGTTACCTCTTCAATAATGCGTGCTTCCGCTTCCGTAAAACTCAAAGCGTCTACCAGATAGGACTCGGTAACTTTCTGAATCATTCCGTTCTCCATCGTCTTTTCGTAGCGGATCTTGCATTCAAACCAGGTATGCATTGCCATATCATTCGATTTTTAATTGCTGTTTATTTCTTTGGTATACTGAAGCTTTCAGTGATTTGCATCTCCTGCACTCGGAACTGAAAGTAAAGTATACCTTCTCTCCTCTCTTCAGGGTTCTGGGATAAAACCGGTGAACGCCATACCACTCACCGCAAACGGAGCACCGTTTCATCACGCGACCGTCGGACAAGGTGCGATAATTGCCTCTTTCCCGCCGTCGGACCAGCTCGCAGCCGGCGCACTCTTCATCCGTGAGCTTATACCTCCTGCAATGGGACAGGGATTTCTTTCCGCATTTGGCGAATGCCTTGCAATCGATACGGGGGATGGTCTGGATGATATTCATAAGCTGATCATTTTAAGCCTCCCGCTTCGGGGGAACCGAATCCCGGGGACTTCTCCCCGGGGAGTGGTTTGCAAAATATAAAACTTAACCGGGGCACACTCCCGACGGCATCCTTTAGTACCGGCATTGGTTATTGTTTAACATGTTTCCTGCATTTAAGCAGGACTCCTTTTATGATGATCGCCCGGTCCGTTGAGATCGTTCCCTCTTTGGACCGATGCAGTAGCGTACCTTTTTTGATTCCTATATCGTTTTCGCTCAGATGTTCAAAAATGGCGCTGAGCGAACCGAAATAGTAGTTCTTCTTTTTGAAGATCAAATGCACATGTATTACTTTCATGTTCTCAAAAGTTCCATATATGTCATATTTGGTCGTTTTCCGCAGATTCCATCCGCTCTATCTCTTCCAGGCAACGGAGCCATCCGGGAAACCCGCCGAGGTTCTTGTCATCGATGTAGATATTGGCGTATATCTTGCCGGATCCTTTCCCGTACCGCTTTATATTTTCCGGGCAGTGGTCGTTCACCCTGTCAAAGGGAATGTTGTGCTCCAGTAGCCAGTTGATTGCATCAAGCAGGTTCTTTCCGCTACGGCAGGTCCAGATAATGATATAGTGGCCTCTTTCGTGCAATTTGCGCAGCACTTCACCGGCATACGGTTGTTCTCCCAGGATATCGGGAAAGCTGCTTCGCGCAATCGTTCCGTCAAAGTCAACGGCCAGGATCATGACGCCCTCCTCCTTTTCTTTTGGGACATGGCCGTGTCTTTTCTGTCAATATAACCACCTCTTTGGCGCAGTATTTCTCTTATCTCCTTTATAGATTCCTCTTCGAGGATACTGTTCAGAGCACGGAATTTGCCGGATATTTTCCCGCTTTTCAGGCAACCCGGATCATCCGCTATCTTCTTTTTAAGACTGAGAGGTGCTTCTTTCAGTTTCTCAATGGTATATGCTATCCGGTCTTTGCCGTCGAGTTCGGGGCTCGGATGGCGGAATCTGATATTCAGCAAGAGGCTTTCTACCACATCTGTTTCCCTGACGAGCCTTGCGCATTCGTCCAGACCCTTTTTTCCGGGTATGACCATCTCCCGGATTCTCTCGATATGCGGAGCCAGCATAAATTTGGCTTTCAAGGGTGTTATCTGTAGCACATAGGCCACTTGTATATGATTCACTAACATGGGTGCTCCTTTCCTGTTTATGGTTAATAATCTTTTGAATCGTAAAATCCCTGATTGCGCAGGTACTCCTTCACCACATCGGAGGAGGAAGCCCGCCCGCCGATCCGGTCGTGGATATATTGGTACTTCTCCATGGACATGCCCGAGAGGACGGCATCGTTACGCTCTACATTTCCGGCATAGATACAGCCGGCAATGGTCGTTATCGTAATGATTGCGATAATGATATGTTTGGAAAGCTTATTCATGTTTGTCATCTTGTTCTTCATTTAATGGGTTAAGCTCTTTTTTGAGAAGGAGCGTCAGGCTCTGTGCTTCCTCGTATCTCTCTTCTTCGATAAGGCTGTTTATCTTTTCCTCCAGAGTCAGGAGGTATATTTTTAAAAGACGGGAGTCTGTTTCGCCTATCTTGCCGCGAAGTCCGGTAAGATCCTGCCTGATCCGGGATTCCAAAGCCCGGAACAGGAATAGGATGGCCCAAAACAGGCCGATGCACAGACACATGGACAGGGCGAGGAAAGTTTCATTCATAATTGTGCCCTCCAGAATCTTATGATTTCCTTACCTTCGTAAAATTTTCGTGCTGACTCACGGCGAAATCCGCATTTTATGCGTCCGCTACTGGTATATTCCCTTAAAGTGTTGCGGTGTATTCCGAGTATTTCGCAAGTTTGGGTTACGGTATAGCGACCGGTGCTGCTTACTGTTGGTTCTTCGGATGTGATCATGACTTATTCCTCCTTGTTTTTAATAATTATATCACAATTTTTTCGGGCTGCAAAGCTTCCGCGTGCAGGAAGCCAAAGGCGGGTGTTGTCACGAAGGTCAATGTTGGGACAGTTCATATTTACGACAGTAGCATAGTCTGACGCCTTTACAGAGGCATGATAGCCTGAAACTCCAACAACGGAATCTCCCTCGGCAAGGATAGTGGAGCTTCCTGCCGCAATGACCATCGAACGTTCACAGGTTATTGCAGAGACCTCTCCAAGAAGGAAAGCGCATGCGCGTCCTTTGATGAAGGCTCGTTCACTTTTCCAGATTACAGCCGTGGCAGTTCCGGAAATATCAACCGCAGTGCCGTCCCATATTAACATATATCCGGATGAGCCTCCGGAGTTACATTTTATGCCGGCAGATAGAAATACGTCCTTAAAATCTTCTGCTATGCCGGGGGAAAGGATACCTTCCTTTGCCAGATATCCGATATCCTTTTTGATAATAGACATAAGAGTTTCGCAGTTTTGAGCCAGCTGTATATCCATATAAAGCCTAGATTCGGACGTCTGGTCAATATTCTTCAGCAGCCTGTTTTTCAGTTCATGAAACTTTGATTCCATATTCTTATCTCCTTAAAAAGCAAAGCTCGAACCTTTCATAGGCCTAATGTGGAAGTTTGCCTATTACTCGGAACGAGCTTTTATCAATGTCTTTACTAACCCTTAAATCTCGCGGAAACTTCCACGCAACCGCGCCACTTTCAAATTCTTATACGAATTGTTGGATAAAAGAAAAAGGCTGGCTATATTTGCGAATGGATAAATGCGAAAATATAGGTGACGAGCGCTCTCGACCAGCCCTTTTTTGTATCCGTTTTCGTTTGAGTGATTTGAATACGGGGACAAATATAGTAGAATATAAACCACTATCAAAAATATTGGTGGTATATTTTCAACTATCATCTTATGGATATAATCGACAGAATTAAGCAATATCTTAATCATAAAGGAATTAGTGATTATAGATTTGAGAAAACATTATCCCTATCAAAAGGGTACATAAATAAAGCTAAAAATCCAACCGCGGATATATTAATGAAGATGTGTGGTATATATACCGACATATCTACTGAATGGCTGCTTAGAGGTGAAGGTGAGATGTTGAGGGAGAAAAGAGAAGACCTTGGCCTTCATCGGGCTGAGTCAGCATCTACAGATGAAAACTCTTTAATCTATAAGATGTATAAAGAGAAAGACGATGAAAATAAAACCCTAATCAAGCAGAATGCCGTTTTAGAGGAACGCATCCGCCAACTCGAAGCTGACAATGAATCATTAAGAAGTCAGTCAGGAGCTGATAGGATAACCGATACTTTTTCCGATCTACCATTAGTAGACTACGAAGAAGATTATCCGCCCGTAGAACGTCCTTCAAGTTCCAAACATCCGTTAGCAGGAAAAGCGTGACATTTCTTTGGGTGATTATTGAGAGGTTAAGCAAAGGAAACGATTAAGTTATTAAATGAAATATGGACCAATTGCAATTAATACAAAGCAAAATATATGAGATACGTGGACAGAAGGTTATGCTGGATTTTGATTTGGCGGAAATGTACGGTACTGAAACTAAATATTTAAAACGTTCAGTAAAAATAATATTAAACGTTTTCCATCAGATTTTATGTTTGAGCTAACGAAGGAAGAATTCGACAGTTTGAGGTGCAGTTTTAGCACCTCAAAAAGAGGCGGGACCCGATATATGCCTTATGCTTTCACTGAACATGGAGTTGCTCAACTTTCTTCAGTTCTTAACAGCGATTTGGCAATTGAGATTAATATTCAAATCATAAGGGCATTTATAGCAGTTCGTCAGTTAATCTCCAATCCTCCGGTTGATAGAGTCGATAAACTGAAAGAAGAAATCAAAGCATTAAAAGATTACATCGAAGAAGCATTTACTGACTACAACGATATAAATGATGATACGCGCATGCAATTGGAATTAATTAATCAAACTTTGGCAGAATTGCAAGCGAAAAAGAAAGCGGAAGAAAAACCTCGTAACCCAATAGGGTTTATCAAACCTAAACACTAAACAATGAATATGCGCTGACACCCAATGAATGGCAAAAGTGCGTAATTCTTAACTTTGAAAAGAGTTCTAGAATAATATAAACCATGTATGATATTGTAGCGCAGAGGCTTAGACTGTTTTTAGCAAAGAAAGATATCACTTGTAAAAAATTGTCGGCTATGATTTTTATGTCAGAGGCGACGCTTAAAGGCAAATTGAATGGTACAAGAACGCTAGATCTTAATACAATAATATCCATTGCAATACGGCTTGAGGATCTTTCTGTTGAATGGCTTCTTCGTGGCGAAGGTGATATGTTTAAATCTAGTTCTGGTGTTTCTATTTTATCTTCATCAGTACCTATATTTACAGGGGAGACCTCGTTTATATACAGTATGTATAAAGAAGAAAGAGAAGAGGTTAAAACTTTATTAAAGCAAAATGGTATATTGGAAGAGCGTATTCTTCAGCTCGAGGATGACAATAGATTATTAAGAGATCAAGTTGTAACAGAATTAAACCTAAATACTAAACTGTAG